AAGGATCTTTGTCTTTGAAACTTACATCACCTACATTTTTATGACCTGCTTCAGCAAGTTCAACATCTGATTTTTTGTATTTGTAATTTACTTTTCTACGCATGATTTGTTTGTCAGGTTCAATCACAACACTATCGCCTGTTGTTTTTATCACTTTGCCTGTGATATCTTTACCTTTAAGTTTAACTGTGTCACCTACACCAACTGCTTCATTATATTGTAATGATTCCAGATCAGGTGCTTCCATTTTTTTAATTTTGTAATATCTTTTTTCTGCGTAATCGCCTAATTCGTCTGATACATCCAAATAATGTTTTGGATCTACATATAATACCGTATCATCAAAGTAGAAATCATTGTGATGTATTCCCATTTGATCTACCATATAGTTGGACATTTCTTGTTCGACGCCCTCATTCATTATTGTCGAAACATCCAACTGAACACTTTCATCAGGATCCATGGCAAGCCCTCTTTTGTTTACTCTATCAATACCGTCTTTGTAGACACTTTTAGCACCAGGATCACTTTCATCTTTCATTTGCGAAGTCATCATTTTGATTGCTTCTTCAGGTGATTCTGCTCCGTCAATGATGCTTAATACATCAGTAACTGCTAAGTCCATGGCGTTTCCGCCTTCAACGATATTGTTTGCCATTATTCTGTTCCTTGTGTGTCTACTGATGCTGGTGCTTCAGCAGGTGCTTCAGCTGGTACAGGATCTGGTTGAATACCTGCTAGTGTCTGAATCCTTTCCTTTGAATTATCAACATCATATGGTTTGTATAAGTCCGTACCCAAACCATCATTTGAAACTGCCTGTGTTGCAGGTTGTTCTGTAGGAACTTCTGCAGGTGCTTCAGCAGTTGCTGGCGCCTCCTGTACAGGTGCTTCAGCAGTGGCTTCTACTTTAGCTTCTTCTTCAGTAGTGCCTTCAGCTGGGGACATTTTTTCTACCTGATCCGTTGCCGCTTTGACATCGTCAGATCGATTTTCAATTTTTTTAAGTGCATCTAGCACTGAGTACATTGGATCACTCATATTTTACCTCCAATTAATTGGCAAATGACCTAGGTTCAGGCTTCATAACTTTGTTGGAGCCTACAGGGCTTTTAACACCCATTTCTAAATCATTTGTGGTTTTGGCAGGTGGAGTTTTACCTCCTGCTACATCATGCTCGGCTGTGCTCTTGGGAACTAGTTTTTGATAGCTTCCAGCATAGTCTTCGCTTGATTCTTTAGTTGTATCCGTGTTTTCAGGATAGTCTTTTTCTAGTATAGGTGATTCTTCTGGTTCAGCTATGATCTTGCCTTCATTATCTGACCAACCGTCATCAAAGTCTTTTGTCAATACTTTGATTCTAGTTTCACACATGCCACATTCTTTCATCATTGATGTTAGTACAGCCTGTGAAGCAGGATACATCAGAGTCATCTCAAAACTAGTTACATCTTCATTGTGTAAATCTGGAAAGTCTACAGGATCTGGCATCACAGGTGTTTTCTTAGGTGAAGTCACACTTTGAACATCAAATCTTGCTAATTCTTCCTCGATTTTCTTCATAAAGTCTTCAGGCAGTTCGCCTGCGAGCTTTACTTTGTACACATATTGTCGTGTACTCTCCGCGAGATATGTTTTAAAATTTTTCATTTGGTACCTAATAAGTTATAACATAAGTTATTTATTAGGCTTTTGAGTCTTTTGAATCTTTATTTTGTGTGAATACTTTGAGAATTTCATTACGATCTAATACCATGCCCTCTCCATGTTGCACATCACTATCTTTGCCTTCTATTTTATCCAGTTTCATCTTTTTAAGTTGTAGGTCAATCATTTTTAATTTTTTGTTTACCTTGGCGTTTTTGGCCGTAATAGCATGATTCATAAAGTTACTGGCCACCCCAAATATTTCTGAGGCAAATCTTGAATCAACATTCATACCCAGATCCATAAGATTTTGATACGATTCTAATGACATTTTGGATAGCTGATCCATTTCATTATCAGATGCTGTAAGGTCTTTAACTGCCGGCAGTGCTTGATCTATCTTGTCCAATGCTTCTATAGTTTCTTTGGGCAATGAGTCGCTTGTTATCACTGGTTCGTCTAAATCAGTATCTTGCGAATTAGGTAGGTCAAAAAGTTGTTCAAGTTTTTTGGTCACTTTCTAAATATATCCTCTTCTGTTACTACTCTAAATATCAAACCTTGTTGTTTGCACCAAGCTCTAGCTGATTCCCATTTGGCATGATTCAATGCAACCACTTCCTTTTCGGCATTGCGTTGCTTACTTTCTACTATGCTTTGCTTCTTGGGTTTGATCTCAACTATCTCTGCTCTCATCTTATTAAACTTTGTTTTATATACCACAAAAAAATCAGGAACATAATTTCTAACTTTACCAGTAAATGGATCTCGGTAAGGTATTTTAACACATTCTGAAGCCCACTTAATGATGTTATCATTGTTATCACAGAATCTCATGAAGGCATGTTCCCATCCTGATCGATATCTGGGCTTGTGTTTGCCCACATATTTTTCTGGTCTGAGTATCTGAAAGTCCCCTTGATGAAACTGGCCTGTTCTAGTTCTGCCTCTAAATCTTCTCATGAGTTGATATTTCTACTGACTACAGTGTTAGGAGTCTGCACATTAGTTACACCCAATAAAGTTGTTTTTGATCTCAACCCATTCAGATAGTATGCTGTAACTTCATTCAGTGCTAAACTGTTGCCTTGTTTTTTAAAGTCATTTAACAATTCGTCAAAGTCTTTGTTGTAGGCAACTTTTATCTGAAAAAATGTATTTGTGAATTGTTCTGCTATTTCATTATCAGTAAACACTGATCTAAAAAATGCTCTGGCTATATCATATTGATCAGCACTGATTATTATTTCATTTTTGTAAAAACTGTCAAACAGAATCACAGTGTTGTCTTCTGAGTTAAATGTCACATTAATAGAGCTCATATAACTATTTAACTAAACTGTATTGCCTATATCAGAATTATTTGATGTGATTTTGCCGGCGTTGTTTTGAGTTGTGTTAGTAGAACCAGTCGGATCCAGTGTGCCATACGGTGTTGGATTGTTAGATATTTTTTGAAATACACTAGGAGGTCTATTAAATGTAAAATCGTTTTGTGCTGATCTGTTGGCTCCGCCTCTCAACACATCTTTTAAAACTTGTACACCTTCTTCTCTCACAGCCGCACCTATGTCGCCTCTCCTAACACTTTCGTAGATTCTGCCTGCTTTCTGAGCCGCACCTAGCACTCCTAGTATAGAACCTCTAGATAAGTCTTCAAACACACCTATGCCAGCATCAACTAAGCCACCTTTGCCTAGTACTGAAGTGGTTGATCCTGGTCTGCTCAATGATGAAGGTTCATTATCATAATATTGAGGATTAGCAAACCCAGGAACAACATTACCTGATCCAAGTTTGCCTGAACCGTATTTCACAGTTTCGTATTTAATTTCCATGGTGTTGGACATGGTTTCTCCACCAGCTGAATAATCATAAGTGTCATGAGTAAAGTTTTGTATCATAGGATTGACCAATGTATAACTTACAAAGTTATGTTGATTGAATCCATATATTGTGATATCTCTGAAGAAGTATGGTTTACTACCATCTCGTTCATCTTCTCCTATATACCCCCAGTCATTGCCTCCTCTGTTTGGATTGTAAAGATCTCTACCATTGTAGTCGGATGGAGGTGTTGGTGCAAAATTTGGTGAATTGACATTGTTACTACTTGATACGCCGTTGTATGGTTGGCTTGGATCCTTGTAGTAATATGCAAAGTATTTGTACCACAGATTTCTGATCAAGTCTCCTGAATCATCATGAAATTCTACTCTCACAGGTTCATAATTAATACGACTTTGAACTAATCTTTTTCTGTTGTACTGATTGAATTCTTCTAATTGAAAAGAGTAATTAGGTAATTGAACATTTTTTACCAGCACACCTAATGTACTGGCATCAGACACACTGAATGCAGATCTTAAGCCAGGAAGTTCCACGGTATTAAGGTTAAAATATACATGGTAAAGAAATTTTAACCGTGGAGCATTTTCATATCCTGCTGATCTAAAAGTTCTGGATGCGTGTCGGTAGTCTTTGAAAAAGTCACTTCCAAAGAAGCCCTTTAACAAATTCTGCCCAAAATTACCTAGTCCTCCGGCAAAAGGCATCAGATTAACCTGTTACTACTGAACCTAGTGCTCTGCCTACTGCTGTGCCTAAACCAGTACCTAGTGGAGTTTGAACAGCATTGTCATAACGCATTGTCATGGACACAGTTGCTGGCTCACTAGTTGAATAGTTTAAGTCATTGTAGTTGACTGTTGTTAGATAACAACCATATAGTTCCCAAGTCTCTAAAACAACTGGTTCATTAGCACCGTTACCACCATCTAATACTTCACATCTGGTTAAGAACTTGTAGTCTATACCAGCCGCCGCTGATGATTGTTCCATGAAATCAACTTGCTTCTGTAATTGTTCACCAATTAGTTTAGCAACAGCACCTGTGGCATCATCTCTGATTTCAACAGTTGTGTCATCCCATGTGTGCTTGCCTGCCATTCTCATTCTTGAGTTGTATAGGTCTATTGTGATATCATCAAAACTTACTGATGGTCTAGTAAATGAGATGATCTGTTTTGTTAATTCAGTCCTTGGAGTTGAAACACCAAAATTTTCAAATACCGTTCTAAAACGATATTTTAATTTAGGCATTAACAAGCCCTGGTTAGCCGCTGATTGATCAGACGCTAAAGGAACTGTCATTCTTGTTAAACTTGATACTGCCATGTATATTCTCCTGTTCTATATGTTATATTTATTTGGTAGCAGATACCTGCAATGGGGTTTTACCCCCATTATATACGCAGTTTATAATCTTCCAGCGTCAATATCACCAGTATTTTTAATTCTCAAAGGAATGAAAATGAATTCCACTGCTTTGATTGGCTCAATTGCTATATCAACATACAGTTCGTTGGCATCAATTCTCGATGGTGTGTTATTAGTTTCATCACACACTACCAAGTAATCAAAGATACCTCTTTTTGCAGTCACATCGTTAAGTAGACCTTCGACTGCGTTTTTAACTTCGTTTCTAGTAATTTCGTCATTTGGTTCAAACAAGAAACCTTTGCCTATTTCCTCTAGTCTCTCTCTGAGATTAGCAACTAACCTTGCTACATTAATTCTATCTAGGGCAGTTGGAGCCGCCGCAATAGTTTTATTACCAAAGTTTGTAATACCTGTACCAGGTATAAATGTAATAGGATTGACCTTATTGGTGTATAAAGTGTCTCTGATTCCTTGTCTAACATTAATGTTTTTAAACTCTCCGTCTGCCGCATTGACATAACCAAGTTTGCTGACATTGTCTATAGTACCTCTAATGTTACCTGCAGGTGCTAACCATGGAAAGCTAACATCATCAGATCTAATCACTGTTCTAAGCATGGCGTGAGTTGCCGGAACAACCACTGTGTTGCCTGATAAGTCATTAGTTTGTGCTGATGGATAAAACACAGCCGCGTATTCATCTGAACTAACTAGCCCGTCTTCGCCATCTGTTGCAAAATTACCTGAGTTTGTTGCCCATGCTTCTATGTCCGCTCCAGTGTCAGATAATCTAAAAGGTCCATCACTTAGTATGAAGCCAGTGTTATCTCTGTCATTGTTTAGTGTAATCAAGTTTGGAAGAAGTTCTGGATATCCAGGAGCCGCTAATAAATTAAATATTTTTTGCTCTTCTCTAATTTCTGTGTTAGCGTCTAGTCCTGATTTAAGTTGTCCAACTACAATTTGTCTAACAGCCTTTCTACCCATGTAAGGTGAACCATTAGCTCTGTTGCCTGACACTGTGACCCATGCATCTGTTTGTGTAGGTAATGAATCATCTGGAAAGTCAATGCCGTTAAAGTAATTTGTTTTAAATTGTTTTACATTGTAACCTGATCTTCTGGTATTAAATGCTAATATACCTGAAGGAGACAATGACGGATCTGGTCTATCAATGTCTACATAGTTACTAGTTAACAATGTTTTTGTTGGAGTCAAATCATCAGTAGCAGGGTCATCTGTTCCTGAATCATGGAATCTCATATCTGCAAATACTATGCCGTCTTCAGTTGTTTGATCTGTGTTATCAATTAAAACAAACTGATTAATGCCTGACACTGCTTCATATCTGTATAGTTTTGGATAATTTTCAAGGTCTGAAGTATCTAACCATAAAT